CACAGTGAAGATGTAAATCTTCCATTAGATTATGAGCAATATTATGAACAAAAGTTTAAATGAACACTTCCTCTGGGTTGAAAAATATCGTCCACAAACAATTGATGAAACGGTTCTTCCTCCTCCGTTAAAACAAACGTTTCAGGAGATTGTTAAGAATGGCGAGTTGCCCAATATGCTTTTCACTGGGTCACCTGGTACAGGTAAGACTACTGTAGCAAAGGCATTGTGCAGGCAACTTGGCTTGGATTGGATTATGATAAATGGATCCGAGGAAGGTAACATCGATACACTAAGAGGTAAAATAAAACAATTTGCTTCTAGTGTATCGTTGTCAGGTGGTGTTAAGGTAGTTATTCTTGATGAGGCTGACTACCTTAACCCACAATCTACTCAACCTGCTCTTCGAGGTTTTATAGAAGAGTTTGCTGATAATTGTAGATTTATTCTTACATGTAATTTTAAAAATAGAATAATAGATCCTCTACACTCTAGGTGTGGCGTGTATGAATTTAATACTACTAAAAAAGAATTGGCTGAATTAGCTGCTCAATTCCATAAACATTTTATAGACATACTAAATAAAGAAAAAGCTACTGTAGATGCTAAACAGGCAGCTGATCTTATTATGAAACATGCACCAGATTGGAGGCGTATATTAAATGAAGCACAGAGAAATAGGGGTAATAATTTATCCATCAATATACCTACTAGTAGTAGTAATAGTTTTCATAATCTTGCCGTTTATCTAAAAGCCAAAGACTTTAAGAAAATGCGTTCTTGGGTAGTTAATCATATGGATATAGATACGATAGCTATCTTTAGAGGGTTATATGATAATATGAACGAGTTAGTTGAACCTAAAAGTATTCCACAATTAGTATTAATACTAGCTGATTATCAATATAAAGATGCATTTGTGGCTGATCATGAATTAAATACAGTTGCTTGCTTAACTGAAATTATGGCTAACGTAGAGTTTAAATAATGGAACCGTATCATAATAAAGGATTTGGATGGGCATTCTTTTGGATTGTAACTATGGGGTTAGTTTTTCCTTCTATTATAATGTTATCAATTGATGATGGGTTTGCAAAACTTGTAAAAATGCGTGGTGGAACAGGTGACTGTTGGGAAAATGCTAAACACGAACAAGTATGTAAAGATAATAATACGTGCAAATTTTTTAGGAATTTTTGTAATGAGTGAATGGTGGATATTAGTATTAGTAGTACTTAATTTTGATGGTACTATAACTACTAAAATAGAAGACAGATTTAATTATCACCCATCTTGTCAAATAGCTGCTGAGGCAAGACAAATGTATAATACAGCTAACTTTAATACTAATAAAAAATACATATGTTTAAATGAGTTTAAAAATGATAACAGTTGAAAAATATACACCAGCTCGAAAACAAATGTTAACTGACTTTTGTAATAGAGTAAACATAAGTAGTAATTGGACATTTGATAGATTACAAACAAATCTTATAACCTATTTCTGTGCCATATACAAAGAAGAAAAGATTATATCTATAAACGGTGTAAGAAAAATAAGTGATGATGTATGGGCCGGATATACTAGACTAGCTACAGATCCCAAATTCTTTAAACTTATAACTATTAATAGAGGAAAGGGAACATTGTGCACAACATATTGTGGGTCAAGTATTCCTCTGAGATATCTTAGTCAACCTTCTATACAATATTGTTTAGATCAGGGCGCTAAGCAACTTATTTGTTATTGTAATATAGAAAATGAAGAAGGTGTAAATAACGATAAGAATAGAAAACATTATTTTAAATTATGCGATGTGGGTTTACTATCATATGATGGTATAGAAAAGATACATGGAGTTATGCAAGACAAATTTATTCTTAATCATGAAAAGATCTTATTTCATGTAGAAGAAGGTTGGAGAATAACCAAATTCCAATTTAAGGAGATAGAAAATTGCTGACACTTTATACCCAACCAAGATGTGGATATTGTGACATTATGAAATCTATGCTTGACACTTTAGGAAAAACATACTATACTATAGATATATCTGAAAGTCCTGAAGGTCTAGCATATATGAAAAAGAAGGGACATAAAACAGTACCACAATTATATTATAAAGAAACAGGTTGTTTAGAAATTCATATTAATAAAAAAAATACAACTGATATTACTAGCGGAGATTTATTGCATGCAATTAGTGAAGCTGAAGATATTTCTAAGTGGCCGTATGAAGATAGTGGAGTAGAGCAAGTTATATAATGAATCCCTTTGGTTATTTAAATAGTATTAATACAAGTAAAAAAGACATAATGATAGATGATCTAGCTGAGAAAGATTATAACTCATTTCTCGTAAATAGATCATTATCTTATTTTTATGATACGATTGGTGTGGCTAATGTAATGAATCGTTATCATCATATCGACAATAAACTACAATATCATTTTCTTATAAATATCGTTCGAAAGCGTAAAAGATTTTCGAAATGGTATAAACCTGAAACCGAAAGTGATATTGAAGTGGTAAAAGAATACTATGGCTATAGCAATGAAAAAGCTCGTCAAATTATGCCACTCTTATCACCTGAACAAATAACTATAATAAAAGAAAAGGTGAGTAAAGGTGGAAGAAGATAACTTAGTCCAATGGAACCCAGCTGACATGCTGGAAGTGACTTTAAATGAACCAGATGATTTCCTTAAAGTCAGAGAAACACTTACACGTATTGGTGTAGCATCCCGTAAAGAAAAAAAATTATATCAGTCCTGTCATATATTACATAAACAGGGAAGATATTTTATTGTGCATTTTAAAGAATTATTCATGTTAGATGGTAAGAAAGCTAATTTAGAAGTATCTGATATTCAGCGAAGAAATACCATCGCTACCTTAATGAGTGATTGGGGATTAGTAGAAATAGGCAATAAATCTAATTTAGATTGCGCCCCTCTACGACTCATTAAGATATTACCATTCAAAGAAAAAGATGAATGGGAATTGTGCCCCAAATATAATATAGGTAATAAGTGAATGGAGCTCCATGGATATATTGACTACATTAGGGATAAGAAAACATCCTATTGAAAAGACTGAAGACGAAGAAAAAGACGATACTTGGGTAGATGAAAAACTATCTATCAAGAATTTATATAAACATAGGTGGGTGTGGTATCATTTGATATTATGCTCACAGATGATTATAACTAATATATTGTTAATAGCCGTTGTTTTTATACTTGCTTTAAAATGAATAACATAATACATTTATCTGATGCTTTAAGAAGGCGTAAATCTTTAGTAGGACAACTAGGAAGTGACTACGCTAGATATTACCCGTCATGGAAACAACTTATAGAGTTCATGGATAAATCCTATTTGGATGGTAATGAAAGAGCTAAAGATCCACATAAAATTTGGTGTAGTGTAAGAGGTAAAGATTTTTTTATTGTTCCGTGGATAACAAAAGTTTTAGCTGATGTTATAAAAATAGATAGGAATCAAATATCTTGTCATCTTTATGCTGGTTTTACTCCTAATGCATTTGCATCTCCACCGCACGTAGATCCTGTAAATGTTTTTTTTGTAACTATACAAGGAATTATTCCATGGAAAGTATTTGAAAATGGATGTGATTATAACGACAAAACACAAACGATGACTAGCAGGGCAACAATATCGACAGAATTAAGACAAGGACATTTTTGTTATATTCCGCAAGGGATATATCACGCTGCTTACCCTAATTGTTCTAGGGTAGGTTTTTCATTTGGATGGAGATAATAATGAGTAACGACTTACATATATCATGGGAACGCTATGAACATGACATTGAAAAATTAGCAAAGAAAATATATAGTGATGGTTTTGATTTTAACCAAATTGTATGTATAGCTAAAGGAGGATTAAGGGTTGGTGATATATTTGCCCGGCTATTCGATGTTCCATTAGCTATTATGGCTGCAGAGTCCTATCATGGTGATTCAGTAAAAGATAAACAAGGACAATTAATTTTTTCAAATTCAATAGCCAAGACAACACCTAATCTAGGTAATAAGGTTATATTAGTAGATGATCTAGCAGACTCAGGTAAAACAATAGAAAAAAGTTTAGAATATTTAAAACATTATCACGGTTTCTTTATTGAAGACATTAGAACAGCAGTACTATGGATGAAAGGTTGTTCTGAATATACCCCTGATTATTATGTTGATCTATTACCAGATAATCCATGGATACACCAACCGATGGAAAAATACGAAGCCATGAATATAGAAGATATAGTTAAAAAACCTAATCTAACGGTAGTATGACAAACTGGAATAAAAATGCAATGGACTACGGAACTACGACAGTTCCTAAATTTGAAATAATAGATTTATTTCAATCTGGTGACTTTATAAGTCACGCTGGATTACCTTTAAAATGGAAGATAGAATGTGATGCTATATCGAAGAGTGGATGGGATGCTTTAGCATGTATGATTATGCAATATAATACTAGGG